TTCATGATTTGGCCTCGTCCATTTCCGGATGGTGACGACAGTTATGCAGACCCTTCGGCGGGGGTGGCCGATGGTGAGAATGCGATGGGTGATCAGGGTGCGAGGCATGGAGCGACCTTAGAGCAAAGGGCGTCGTTCCAATCCGTCCCGACAAGCTGCGGAATCTCGACGCGCGCTCTAATGCCCTGAGCCGTTAGCCGCCAAGCCAGGCTGAAGGCGGCGTTCTGCCCGGTGAACGATGCGTCATTGTCCCCAAAGACGAAGACCTCGTTGACGCCCTCGGGCGGGGACCAGGCATCGAGCATCGCGGCGTTGAGCGCAGCCCAGCACGGGATGCCGAACAGCCGGGATGCAGCCAGCGCGGTCTCAATCCCCTCAGCTATCCCGAGAATGGGCAGATCTGCCGGCGCCAGTCGCACGGCGCTACCCTTGGGATGCGCACCGGGCATGACACGGCGCGGCGACTCCACCCGAGCCTTGTCGCCATACTCGTCGAGATAGGTCCGGTGCAGGGTCGCCGGCCTGCCGTCAGCGCCGTGCACAAGGGCAATCATCGCCGGGTGAAAGGACATAGGCTCGCCCGTGCACATGACGCGCAGGCCAGTCCGGAGACAGACGGGGTAGAGATCGAGCGACACGCCGCGTGCTTCTAGGTAACGGTCAACCTGATCACCCTTGGCGACCGGCTTTGACCCCAGCCATAGCTTGTTGCGTTCCTCGCGCTGCTTCCCGTCCGACATGGCGGGCCGCTGCGCAACCTGCGGTGCCTCCCCAATCACACTCTCGATCCGGCGAGCGGCTTCCTTGAAATCGCAACCTGACTTGCGCATGACGAGATCAACGCCGTCACCTGCCCCGCAATGCGAGCAGATCCACGTCCCCCGGCCTTCCTTGTCGTCGAAGCGAAAGCGATCCTTGCCCCCGCACATCGGGCAAGGGCCATGCTTCGGGCGAAGATGATTTGACTCAATGCCGATCGCGGACAGGATACCGGCCCAGCGGCCCTGTGCACGATCCTTCAGCGGCGGGAGGTCTGAATAGCGGCTCATGCGACCCTCCGCTTGGCGTAGCGGATCATCGACGAGCGCACGTAGTTCGTGACCTCAAGGTCAGGTTGCATCAGGCTCTCAGACAAGCCCTGCGGCCACACGCCGAACTTCTGGCGGTACTGGTTCGACGCCCAGCCCTTGCGGTAGCCGCGCGATTGGCTGATGGCGAGGATCATAGAATACCAACGTTGCTTGGTCTCACGCGAGGCTTTGGGCGCCACCGCGTGAAGCTCGATCAGCTCGCCATCCTCGCACTTGATCTTGGATTGCGGCTCAGCCTTGAACCCGCATGACGGGCAAACGCTGACCTTCGGCGGGCGCAGATAGTGGCAGGCGGTGCACTCCTTCGGGAGGGCTTCCTTCTCCTTCGGCTTGCTCTGCTGGCGCCCTTTGCCGTCATCGAGCTTGTCGTGAGCAATATCCGTCACGAAGCCCAAGCGAACGTGCGTGTCGGAGTGATCCAAGATCAGGCAATCAACCTTGCCTTCCTTGGACCGCAGGCCGCGCCCAATGATCTGCACGAACAGCATTTCCGACTTGGTAGGCCGGGCCAGGATGATGCAGCGAACGTCCCAATCCACGCCCGTGGTCAGCGTCCCGATGTTGACGACAACCTTGAACTCGCCGCTGTGGAACTGGCGCTTGATCGCCGCGCGCTCGTTCGGCGGTGTATAGGCGTCCACGTATCCAGCCGGAACGCCGGCCTCCGTGAACTGCCGTTGCAGGTGCTTGGCGTGTGCACGATCGACCGCGAAGCAAAGGGTCGGCCTGCCCTCGCCGCGCTGCTTCCACGTCTGCACGATGTCCGCGACAAGACTATCCTTGTTCATCGCCTCGGACAGATCGCCCTCGTGATAGTCGCCGGCCACAGTCCGCACGCCGGACAGGTCCGGGTGATCCGGCGCGAAGACGCGAAAGCCGGTCAGGAACCCGCTGTCGATCAAAGACCGGATCGTGGTCGGCTGGATCAAATCGTCGTAGTGCTTGCCGAGGCCACGCGTCCAAGGCGTGGCGCTGAGCCCGATGAACGGGACGTTTGCCCACTCCGGATCAGCCATCCAAGCCGAGTAGAAATCAAACCAGCGGTGCGCCTCGTCGATCACGACAATATCGGCCTTCGGAATCTTCCGGCGCTGCAACGTCTGCACGCTCGCGACCTGCACCGGCTGCGCCCAGTTCGTCATAAAATGCTCGCCCTGGATCACGCCAACTTCGCGGATGCCTTCCTCCTCGAAAGCCATCACGGTTTGATCGACGAGCGACAGCGCCGGCACGGTGAAAATCACCCGCTTGCCCTTGCGAAGCGCGCCGTCAACGATCGCTGCGGCGGTCTTGGTCTTTCCTGCGCCAGTCGGCAGGTACAGCATCGGGCGTCGCTTGCCGGAGACGAGGGACGAGCGAAGCAGGTCAACAGCCTGCTGCTGGTGGGGCCAAAGCTGCGTGATCACGAGGCAAGCCCTCCCCTAGCCAAGGAAACGACTTTCGCTCGGTCAACGTCACCTGAGCCGTTGCTGGGTTGAGGGTATCTATCCTGAGAGGTTTCTAACTCTTGGCTAGGATAACTACTGTGACTGTGAAGAATGCTAGAGCCATGCTCGTTCGTTTGCTGCGGCAAATCGGAAGCAATTGCTACTCGTTTGCTAGCGTTTGCCTTGCCCCCCCGAGCGCCAGCTTCGGCCCGTTTGTCACTTTTGATTTGTGCTTTTGCTAGCTCGTCGTCGATGCGGGCGTGCGTCCATTCAGGGCCGAAGAACGCGGCGATGATGGGCTTTATCTTCTTCCACTCCGCATCCCTTACAGCGGCAATACGCGCAAGCTGCTCGTCATCTGCCGGCAGACGCCCATGCGTCCAATAGTGCATGATTAGGAGCAGGTAGGCGCCGTGCTGCTGCGCGTTGAGGTGTGTGGTCTTGTTGCGGTAGTCCGCGACGTAAAGGGGCATCCAGTGAATCTTCATGCTGCCCTCGCGCGCGCGTGCATGACAGCAGCCCGTGATGTTGAGCCGGTCGAGATTGGTCCGAAAAGTTTTGCGGCACGTGCCTCGACTTCAACGCGGCGTGCTCCGAGGACTTCCGCACAGCCGGAGTAGGTCCACCCCGCATGAAGCAGATCGCGCAACTGCACATCGCGATCTCGGGTCCAGATGAAATACGGCTTGTCGAGTGGTTCGTAACTCACGCCGCTTTCTCCTCTTGAATGTCGGCAGCCCAGCGCAGGCACGGGCGAACGGCCATCCAGATTGGAGGCCCGGCCTCTACCCACGTTGCGGTCACTTGCTGCATTTCGGAGTCGTCGCCCACGAAGCCTTGCGAGACGAGCAGATCGACCAGCGGCTTGATGAGGTTGTCGATGTCACGTTTGCGACGATCAGGCCGCACAGCGTTAATCTGAACGGCGAACGGGCCTTCAATGCGGGCCTTGTTCTGCATGTAGGTTCGGATTGACGCCTCGTTCTTCCACGCCTTGTAGAGCGGGGAAATGAAGCGGCCTTTGCCGCCCTTGCCGTTGACGAACATATTGTTCTGGCTCGGAGGCAGAGGCAGGGCGAAGTAAAGCGGTGCGGTAGTCGCCTTCATCACATCCCCCAGATAGCGAGGGCAATCAGCGCATAAAGCGGGATCGACATGACGACAGCCCAAAGCAGGCCGACGAAGAAGTTTCCTTCCTTGTCGTCATGGCCGATCGATGCGGCTGACACCGCCAATCGAGCGAGCAAGATCCGTGTTAACCCCACGGGCTTCGGCGACGTGGAGATCGTGTTCAAGTTTTCTTGCTTGCTGTTCACGCATGGCCTCGTGCGTTATTTCGATAGCGACAAACAAGTCATGGAAAATTCGCTTAGGAGCGCGGTAACGCAGCGCCCAGAGTTCCCGGTAAGAGACGCCACACTTACGCGCGACGACCTTCAAAGCGGTCTCTGTAGTCACCCCTGCCCGCATCTCATGTGAGACGAGTTGCAAGGCCCGGCGCTGCGCTTCCATGACATCGGACATTCATTGTCCCCCACTTCGATTTTTACGGTTACGCAAAAGCCTCTGAGTCACAGTTGCCGCATAGACTCGGAGGTAGTTCATGGAAGATGGGCACAACTGGACGAGCGCGGGTTGGTGCGCTGCGCTGGTAGTTAGGAAGATTGCGAAGAAGCGGGCCGAGAAGCCTTCACGGCTTCAACAGCAACTCGGTCTTTTCGACCCTGCCAGAGACGACGCACGCGAAGGTCGAGCAGCAAGACAGACGCCGCCGAGAGCAGCGAAGTCAGAAGCGCGGAGTAAAGGATGACGCGATCGAGCATGGTCATGCGCTCACCCGCGCACGAAAGAAGTCGTTCGGGTTCACTCGGTTATTCGTCGCCATGACGATCCGAGTCATGACCTTATGCGTCGGGGTACTCATCCCGAGGGAGTACCTCCGAACGGCCTCAGCCGAGACGCCGATCTGGCGCGCAAACTCGGAGTAATTGACTTTTGTCTTGGACAGATACGAAGCTAGGGTCATTCCCCATGCTTACCACCGGATATGTGGAAGAACAAGAGCTGTTTCCACTCATTGTGTGGATTCTTCCACCTTTGCTGATGGTTGCTCTTTCCGGGGATTCGCTTTCTAGAGGCGGCTAACGAATGGCGATAGTTGTCGAAGGACGAGAAAGCATGAAGCCCGGCGAACGCCTCTTCAAAGCGAGGAAGGCCAAAAAGATGACGATGGACCAGCTAGCTGAGCTGGTTGGAACGTCAAACCAGCAGATCAGCCGCTTGGAGAAGGGCCAGATTAAGCTGACCAAAGAGTGGGCGGAGCGGCTGGCGCCTGCCGTCGAAGTTCCCGCCAAGTCGCTTTTGTTCGGCAACGCTGAGCCAACGGAGCTGGAGAAAAGTGTGCCCTTCCGAACCATTCCGGTTTCCACACTTCGCCTCGTCGGGTATGTGGAGGCAGGAGCCTGGTTGGACATCTCGACTGCCGCGTTCCCGGAAAAAGAGATCCAGATGCCAAGGGACGACCGGTTCATGCGTGCTAGGCAGTTCTGCTTAGAAGTCCGTGGCGACAGCATGAATGCTTGTAAGCCAATACCTATCCTCGACGGGGCCATTTTGCGGTGCGTGGACTTTGCCGAAAGCGGCATTGAACTCCGGACTGGGCAGATCGCGATCGTTGAGCGTACCCGGGACGGGGGCCATTTGGTGGAAGCCACGGTGAAGAGGGTGTACATACTTCCCGACCGCATCGAGCTACGGCCCGAGTCCACCAACCCCGCACATAAGCCTCTGCTATGGAACGAAGAAACCGAGCGCACTGGGGAGACGCGCGTCACGGCCATAGTGACAAACATCAGCTACGACTTACCAAAAATCTGATCGTTCACGATAAAACGATCCAGCAATTCGCAATTATTTTCCGCCTCTCTCCACATTTATGGTGGGAGAGCAGTTGACGCTTCCACAGAAACGGTGGTAGAACAGCTCCATACCACGGAGCTGCCCGATGCGTCGAACACATCCCAAGTCCCTAGACGAGATTGCATATACCCGCGCATTAGCGGCGGTTCGCCGAGCGCAGCGCCAGACCCGTGATTTTGATCGCGCGGCATTCGCCTCGCACGAAATCATGGCTCGGTTCCGCGAAGCCCTGCTCGCGCAGTTTCCCGGCGTGTCCTCTCCCAAGTCGGAGGGCTGACCGATGTCCGCCGACAAATACCCCAACCTCCAGAAGATCCGCGAGACCCCCTCGCTCCAGTATTGGCGCATCGTGTCGGGGATGGTCGCCGCGCGCGGCCTGCCGCCGATCCCCGGCTCCGACATCAGCCGCGCTTATGAAGCCGACATCCATATGTGTGATGTCGTTGCTGAATGGGAAGTGCAGCACGCCTCGAAAGTGGAGGCGGTTTGATGAACG